TAACAGAAAAAGGTATAGATACATATGAGAGAAGACCTTACCCACTGGGTAGGGGGTACTACTCCTCTCTATAAGGGGGTCTTCCGAAAATCCGTTAGGACCGTTAGGTTTGTTAGGAATGAGTGGTAGACTGGGTTTTGGGCCTAACCAGCGCCTAACAGACCTAACAGCTCGATGCTCATTTGCACGGCACGGCTGGTTCCGCCGCCGCCTTTGAACCAAACAGCACCGGTCTTCACAGCACCTGGCAGTCGCGCCAGCACGATCGGCCAACAGTTGCTCCATGCCGTATCGGAGAGCATGTGAGCGATGGCGTTGGCCGTGTTGCTGACGATCACGGAGCCATCCTCAGCCTTGATGCCATGACGTCCGAGCACGTTCTGCGCCTCGGTGGGTGTGACATGCGGATCACTGCCGCGGTGCAGCGCCAGCTCAACCAGCTCTGCGATGGTGCGCGTGACGGTGCGGTCACCTTCAACGCGAAGCTGATGCTGCAGGATCGTCTGCAGGCAGCGGCGCTCGTCTGGCACCTCAACGGCTTGGCTGTAGGCCGTCCAGTCGTTCTGCTCGATCAATGCCCATGCCTGATCGCGGGTGACCACCTCACGCGACTGCAGCGCCCACGCACCGGCCAGGAGGGTGCCGTACTGATCGCCAAGGCGCTGTGAGTCGAATGCCTCAGCCGCGGCCTTAACGAAGACCTTGACGGACTGGCGGATGGTGGGGATCAGGGCGATGGTGCGCGCGATCAGGCGCTGGCCAACCTGCTGCGAGATGAAGCGATCCAGATCGCGATCCAACGCCTCCCAGTGCGCGATGCGCTCAGCCTTGGGCAGCTCGGCTGGGTTGCGGAGCGTGAGCTGCGCAAAGCGAGACTTGTCGGCGCCCTGCTTCAGCGCGGTGGCGATGCTGCTCATCAGGAACATGGAGCGGATGGTGTACCGCTGCGTGTCACCTTCTGGCGAGCCCTTGAGGGTGTGCGCGCGGCTCTCGCTGCTGGCGACCCGGGCGAGGCCCAGCACTGCCTGCATCCGCTGCTGATCGTTGCGCTCATTGCTTTCGGCTTCATCGAACACCACTGGCAGTGCATCAGCGCGCAGGGCCTGACGAATGCCGGGCTCGGTGGTGTTGCCGGCCACGATGAGGCCCATGTCGCCCAGCAGTGGGGTGACATAGCGGCCGAGCACTTCGGACTTGCCTGAGCCGGAGCCTGCGGTCAGCCAGGCATGTGACCGCCAGTCAAGCGCGCCGCAGATGGGCGCCAGCGTGACCCAACCAGCCAGCAGCATCCCGGATGCCGGCACCTCCCATAGGAAGCGCTCAGCAAGGTCAAGCACCTGGAATGCGGCGGCGTCGTCTAATGGCTGCATGCCCGATGGCCCCTGCAGCCGACTGAGGCGCTGGTAGACGTAGCTGCTGCCGGTGATGCCATCGCATACGGTGCGGCTGGCGCCATCAACGATTAGCTGATCACCGAGGTGCAGCACTGATCGCCCGCCATCCCACCATGCGCCACGCCCGCGGATGCGATCGGGAGAGTAGACACCAGCCGCGGCCTGCTGGGTGAACATGCTGCTGGCGGCTGCAGTCCAGTTCACGCCTGCCTTGCTGGGATAGAGCGTCTCCCAGTACGACAGCGGCGCCAGCGCGCATAGGTTGGTGCCGGTGTGGCTGCTGCGCGATAGGCGGCAGACTTGCCCGGTGCTGATCGGCTGGTAGTAGTAGCCATCACCATCAAAGCCAAGGCAGGCAAAGTGCTCACCAGCGGCTGGCAGTGGCTCGAGATCTGGTTGCGGCACGGGCTCCGATTGCTCCAATGCAGCGGTTGGCGCCTCGATTGGCGGTGAGCGGTGGGCCTTGAGGTAGGCAGCGGCTTCGGCTGGCGTCCATGTGGCATCCGCGAGATCCCAACCATCGGCAACGCCATCTGGTGTGGTGACGATCCGCACCTGCGCCACGCCGATCGACAGCAGGCGGCCTGCCAGCTTGACCATCGCCTGACGGCCGACATCATCAGCGTCGGGCCATAGCGTGCAGCGCCGCCCGGCTAGGGCTGTCCAGTCGGCCTTGTCGATCGCTTTGCAGCCCGATGGCCAGGTGGCGACCGCCGCCGATGGGAACAGGAGCGCAGCGGCGTCGGCGGTCTTCTCACCTTCAACGATGAGCACCGGCGCATCAGCGGCCCGCCGCGCCCAGTACAGCGGCCGCGGCGCTGGGGGTGCCTTCCATCGCCAGCCGGCGCCGTCGTACCAGAGCGGTCGGATCTTCTTGCCGGGGAATCGGCAGACAATGAAGGTGCCGCTGTAATGCCATACCTGCTCAGCACCGGCAGTCGGTGGATCCGGTACTACCGATAGATGCTGCTCAATGCGCTGGCACGCTTCGGCATACGGCCAGCCGGTGATGCGCGTGAGTAGGTCCATGCCATTGCCGCCACCGCCTGCGCCGTCCTTGCCCCCGCATTGGTTGCAGTACCAGGAGCCGGTGCCTTCCTTGTCGTCGAAGCGGTAGCGATCACTGCCGCCGCAGCAGGGACAGGGCTGATGCTTGTCGGTCAGCTGATCCGCGGACAGCCCGCCCAGCGCCGCCAGCAGGTCCGGCCACCTGCCGCGGGTGAGGTCTTGGATGCTCATTGCTTAAGCGCCCGCTCCAGTAGCACGCGGATCGCTGTTGCACGCGACATGGCATCACCTCGCCACGCGTCCAACCGCCGCAACAGCTCAGGCGTCAGTCGCACGGGTGTGGGATGGGCAAGACGCATCAGCTGGCGGTGGGGGCTTGCGGACTGTAGCCGCCGCTGCTACGGTCAGCAAGCAACGCGGAGTTCAGGCAGGCATCGCCTTCAAGGCGGTTTAGGGCTTCATTCCGCAGCACACATCACAACATGCAGCAACTTCTATTCATCGACGAGCCGCCGCCAACGGCTTTGCCGCCTCCTGCAAACTGCAGCGGTCCGCCCATCTGGGGATGTGACTATGGCGGCGGATACTTTCACGCATGGCGCAATGGCAAATCAATTCGATTGCGCTCAGACCAATTCGCCGCGCTTGCGTTCACGCAGCCCGGCGACGTCATCATCGTCGAGAATGCTCACATGCAGCCAAGGAAGAAAAGCCTTGCGCAGGTTTACACATTCGATGAACTGACTCAGATTCAATCGCGCGCCAATGATCTTAAAGTTAGCATTCGGCTTTGGTTTCACGGATTAACGCCGAAATGGCGACGCATCCTGAAAATGGATAGCAAGTCCGATGAGGTCGATGCCGAGACTATTGCAAGGATTGCCATGCGCCGTGGCATTGCTGACTTGCAGTATTTCAACCCACGCAGCGATTATCCGCCGCGCATTTTGTGGGCGCATGAGCAGATTACTGACATGAATGACATCCTGAACATGGCCAGGATCGACTACATGGCAAAGACTTGCCCATGCGTTTATGACTATATCACCCGCGGTCGGCATGGGAGCCTGCATTGTGCATGGCGGCGGCATGGGGCGCTTTCAAGCATCGTGCAGGACATGAATAACTTTTTTCATAGCAAGGAGGCATTCAAGCAGGGCGTTAGCTTATGGGCGGCGCTTGTTGATTATCAAGGGAATCCACGGACTTACGAAGGCCGCCAGCCCGGCGTGAAGTTTGTGATGAACGAACTGCTGCGCATGAGGCCGAATCATTTTCGCGGCGGCGTTGCTCGCAGCAATTTGATGTATCACGGCTTCCGCAATCACGCAATCGCGCATCTTGGCATACGCAAGGATGGCACAAAGCTGCATGAGTTCAGCCCATCGCAGCACGCCAAATGGTTGGCATTCCGGCAAAGGTATCGCCGCGCCATGGTGGCCATGCTTCATTCAATGAAGGACTACATCAACTCTTAGCTAAAAGATCGCTGTTTAGCCTGTCACGCATTTCTGCGTTTAGAACACCATAGCGATTCAATCTTTTTTACCATGACCCTCCGCCCCTACCAGCAGCAGCTGGTGACTGACATCCGCTTGCAGTACCAGCTCGGCAAGCGCAGCGTGCTGGCGGTGCTGCCTACTGGCGGTGGCAAGACCGTGTGCTTTGCGTACATCGCTGATGCCGCCAGCCGCAAAGGCAACCGTGTGCTGATCCTTGTGCATCGCGCGGAGCTGCTGGACCAGGCCAGCCGCAGCCTGCCGATGCACCACGGCATCATCGCCGCCAATCGCGCCATGGACTTGAGCCATGCGGTGCAGGTGGCCAGCGTGCAAACCGTGGCGCGGCGGCTGCACCGGCTGCCGCGGGACATGTTTCAGCTGATCGTGGTGGATGAGGCTCACCACACCACAGCTGGAACGTGGGCGGCAGTGGTGGAGCACTTCAACACCGCCAAGCTGCTTGGGGTGACGGCAACACCGATCCGCGGTGATGGCCGCGGCCTTGGCGAGCATTACCAGGCCATGGTCGAAGGCCCGAGCGCGCAGTGGTTGACCGACAACGGCTACCTGGCGGCTGCGCGGGTGCTGGCACCGCCGGGCTTCAGCGCTGCCGGGATGCGCAAACGGATGGGTGACTTCGATCAACGCGATGCCGAGCAGCAGGTGCGCGCCATCCATGGCGACTGCGTTAGCCACTACCGGCAGCACCTGGCAGGTCAGACCGCCATCGCGTTTTGCTGCAGCGTTGCCCATGCCGAGGCGGTGGCGGCACTGTTCCTGCAGGCTGGCATTCCGGCCGCCAGCATCGACGGCAGCATGGATGCCGCCACGCGCCGCCAGCTGCTGAACGACCTTGGCACTGGCCGCATCAAGGTGCTCACCAGCTGCGCATTGATTGGCGAAGGCGTGGACGTGCCGAGCGTCGGCGGCTGCATCCTGCTGCGGCCTACGGCCAGCGTGGGGCTGCACCTACAGATGATCGGCCGGTGCTTGCGGCCATCCGGCAGCAAGGTGGCTGTGGTGCTCGACCATGTAGGCAACTGCCTGCGGCTGGGGCACCACCTGGAGCCGCGCGAGTGGACGCTGGAGGGGCTCAAGAAGCAAGACCGCGAGAAGGCGCCATCGGTCAAGGTCTGCCCGAAGTGCTACGCCGCAATGGCCAGCCAGGCGCGGGTGTGCGGCGAGTGCGGGCATACGTTTGCCGCTGAGGTGCGCGAGCTGGAGCAGGTGGATGGGCAACTGGTGGAAATGGCCGCCCGCCAACGCAAACGCCAACAAGGCACCGCGCAGAGCCTCGACGACCTCCGCCAGCTAGCGCAGCAGCGCGGCTACAGGCGCGGCTGGGCGGAGCGGGTGTACCAGGCTAGGTTGCTTAAGAGGCAAGGCGGATGACGACACACATCTTTTCTTGCGGCGGCGGCGTTCAATCCACTGCTTGCCTGGTGCTAGCTGCTCAAGGCCGCATCCCCTATCGCACGTTCATCTTTGCCAACGTTGGGGACAATGCCGAAGATCCCCGCACCATCCACTACATCGCTGAGGCGTTAAAGCCTTATGCCGCAGATCACGGCATCGAGTGGGTCGATCTGCAGCGCCGGCGCCGCGATGGCACGCCGGTAGATCTCTACCAAGAGCTGCTGCGCCCCATCCGCTCCATTGACATACCTGTGCGCATGTCCAACGGCGCTCCCGGCAATCGAAACTGCACCGTTCACTTCAAGATCAAGCCGATTGCCAAGTGGATCCGCAAGCACGCACCTGGTTGCATTCTTGGCAAAGGCATCAGCACCGATGAGCCGCATCGAGCTACGCCATCGCGCGAGGACGACGGCTACACATCTGCCTATCCCCTCATTGAGCTAGGCCTAAGCCGCAGCGACTGCCTGCGCCTAGTGCGCGAGGCCGGCCTCCCGCAGCCGCCGAAGTCGTCGTGTTGGTTTTGCCCATACAAAACCACCGACCAATGGATCACGATGAGGCAAGAACGGCCAGATTTATTTGAGCGCGTGATTCAGCTTGAAGAAATGCTGAACGCCAAGCGCGCAACCATTGGCAAAGATCAGGTTTTCATAAGCGGGCGATGCAAGCCATTGTCTGTTGCGATCCCAGATCAGCTTGGGTTGTTTCCATCTTGGGTGGAGGAGCAAGATGGTTGCGAGTCTGGCTATTGCATGACGTGACCGAGCAACAGATCCAGCAGCACATCCGCCTTGCCCTCAGGCGAGTGCGGGCATACGTTTGCCGCTGAGGTGCGCGAGCTGAAGCAGGTTGAGGGTGAGTTGGTTGAGGTTGCCGCCCGTGAGCGCAAGCGGGAGCAGGGCAGTGCCGCTACCCTCGACGAACTCATCGCCATCGGCCGCCGCCGCAACATGAAGAACCCCGCCGGCTGGGCACGGCACGTCATGGCAGCCAGGAGCCTGCGCAGCGGTAAGGCACGGGTTAGGGAGCTGTTGGCGTGAGCGAACTCCTGTTAGGCGACTGCCTTGAAGTGTTGCGCACCATGCCCGATGCCAGCGTGGATGCTGTGGTGACAGATCCGCCCTACGGCCTGGCCTTCATGGGCAAGCGCTGGGATTACGACGTGCCCAGCGTGGCGATCTGGGCCGAGTGCCTGCGGGTGCTGAAGCCTGGCGGGCATCTGCTGGCCTTCGCTGGCACCAGGACGCAACACCGGATGGCGGTGCGGATTGAGGATGCGGGCTTCGAGATCAGGGACATGATCGCCTGGGTCTACGGATCGGGGTTTCCGAAGTCGCTGGATGTGAGCAAGGCGATTGACAAGCCGGCGGGTGCGGAGCGGGAGGTGGTGGGGAGTTACACCGTCGGGGGAACCGCTGCCAAGGGCAAGCACAAGGGCCGCGCTGCCGCCGCAAGCGACGAAGGCGCCGCGATCGGATGTACCAAGGATCTGTCCATCACCGCCCCCGCCACCCTCGAAGCCCAGCAGTGGGCCGGCTGGGGCACCGCCCTAAAGCCCGCCCTGGAGCCGATCACCGTTGCCCGCAAACCGCTGACCGGCACCGTGGCCGCGAACGTGCTGGAGCACGGCACCGGGGCGATCAACGTCGATGGGTGCAGGGTGGGGACGGAGCAGCGTTACAACCCGCCAGCTGGAAACAAGGCCGGCGGCAACAGCCTCAACATGAGCGCAGTCGGGATGCCGGAGGATGCTGATGGGCGCACGGCGGCAGGCCGCTGGCCCGCCAACCTGATTCACGACGGCAGCGACGAGGTGGTGGGGTTGTTTCCGCAGACGGCGGCGGCGAAGTCTGCTGAACGCGGCGAACGGTCAGGCGTCAACACGAACTTTGGCGGCAGCGGTGGCGTACGCGGCCACGACGACAACGGCGGTTCTGCCGCTCGCTTCTTCTACACCGCCAAGGCCACCCGCGCGGAACGCCAAGGAGTAACGCACCCCACGGTGAAACCCCTCGACCTGATGGCCTACCTGTGCCGCCTGGTCACTCCGCCCGGCGGCACGGTGCTCGACCCGTTCATGGGCAGCGGCACCACCATTAAGGCTGCGCTTAGCGAAGGCTTTAACGCGATTGGCATTGAGCGTGACCCGGCTTATTTTGAGATGGCGCAGCACCGCATGGATGGCGCACAAATGGGGTTGTCTCTTTGACCGAGCAACAGATCCAGCAGCGCATCCGCCTTGCCCTTAGCCGCGGCCCGGTGCGCCTGTACCGCAACAACACCGGCACACTGCGGGACCAGCATGGCCGCCCGGTGACGTTTGGCCTGGCGGTTGGCAGTGCTGACCTGATCGGGTGGACCACGCGCACGATCACGCCGGACATGGTGGGTCAGCAGGTGGCTGTGTTCACCAGCATCGAGGTGAAGAGCGCCACGGGCCGGCTCCGCCCGGAGCAGCGGCAATGGCTGGAGGCGGTGCAGGCAGCAGGCGGCATTGCTGGTG